CCTTACTCACTCGTTTCCAGAAAAGTTTAATATTTATCTGTGACATGAAAAAGAAAAAACATAGCAAAATCGTCAACGATTATGACAAGCAAAAATCTAAACATCTTGAAAAGCTTGCTAATAAGATGTTGGAGAATGACGAAAAGCTTAGTAAATTAAAGGGAAAAAATATCAACACAGACTTTTTAAATTTATTTTGACATGGCCAAGGAAATTAGTGTATTCGATACGGATGAATTTGAACAGTTAGTTGCTAGTAGGGACTTAAGAATTTCAAAAGCGTTAGTAGAAACCATTTTGAAAAACCTAAATGGTAGAAAAAGACATATTCACGCTCTATCTGTTTTAATTGAGCAAGAGCAAACAATGTACGACATAACAATTGATCGTCAAGAATTTATCTCCACCCTAGAACAAAACCTACCAATTTATGAAAAACATGAATTGTATGAGGGATGTGCCGAGATAGTCAAAGCAATCCAGTTTTTAAAAGAAAAGAAAAAATAATTTGGTTACCTGATCTTTTGTTCGTATATTCAAGCAAATAAAAGGTTATGTTAAAGGAAACTTGGATTGTTTACAAAGATGGTACTGTTAAAACAGAGATCATATCACTCAAAGACGGTGAAGTATTTTCTGTGAATCCACGACAAGACAATATCCAACATGCTGGTGTTCGAACATTCAAATACCACGTTCCACAACATAGATATTTACCAAAAGCAATTGTTCGCCTAGGAGGAAAAACATATATTTATCCTGAACAAATAGAATGTCATCCTGACACAACATTAGATGACATTATTGTAGATGTTGAAGAGACAGTAACAGTTGAAGAAACAACTACGCTTCAAACACCAGAGAAAAAAACATGGGAATTTGAATCGTCAAGTGGAGATGGAAAATATTTTGTTTCGCTCAACAAATTTGGAAACCCAAAATGTAACTGTCCAGGTGTTTGGAGAGCAAAAGACAAAAGATGTAAACACATTAAAGAAGTTGAAATAGAGCTTGGATTAGTGAAATAGAGTTATTAGATTTAAAATAAAAAAATGAGTAAAACGTCACACAAACAAAAATTAGAAGCTTTACAAAGCTGGATTAGTTGGATCACGTTCCAATCTAAAAAGAAAAATACTAAAAAAACCCTGTCAAGGTAGACGGGAAGTCAGGTGGCGGAATGGTAGACGCTACGCTTTATATCAGGTGTATAAAGGTGAATCTTGGTCGAAAGATTGCAACAAGAATATAGGTTCGAATCCTGTCCTGACTACAAAACAAATCTTACTGAAGACGGATTAGCACCGTTGAAAGAAACCTTGGCTCTGCTTGGTTAGCTACCAAAGTAGGAAGTGGCGAAAGGCTTTTGGAAGTACTTCCGAGGGATGATTAGTCACAACTTATGGCAGAGTACGGAAATGCCCCAAGGTATACAGTGATGGACCCTGCTCTGTAGTGCACTACATCAGGTGAACAGTAAAATATGTTCAGTAAAATCCACAAGCATGGTAAACGTGCAAGATTTGTTAATGCCGATGTAGCTCAGTTTGGCCAGAGCAGCTGATTTGTACTCAGCGGGTCGGGAGTTCGAATCTCTCCGTCGGCTCAATATAGCGGGATGTGGAAGATGGTTATCCGCTTAGTCTCATAAGCTAAGATCGCAGGTTCGAGTCCTGCTCCCGCAACTAAATTTTAATACATGTACCACAACAAATCTCCAGGCTAGCATATTATTCTAACAGATAATATGAAAGCAAACAGCGATCATCCACTTTGGAGAGTGGAATGGACCCATAAAAATGGGTACCAAGCCCCCTACAGGTTTGTAGAGGCTAAAACAAGAAGAGAGGCAATTAAATTAGCCCCAACTACCTCTAGACTAGCAGATTTCCCTGATAGTTGGAGTTTCAGGTTGGTAAAGCTATTTGAAAGCCGGGAGTATTAACTTTTAACCGTGTTGTTCCCTTGAGAAAGGAAGACTGAACAAACGCTAAGTATGAAACTGATTACATTAAAAGTAATGGCCTAGCAATAGGTGGGTAAAACAGTTCAGACAACACAGAGGGGTCTCGCCCTTAATCCACTGGGGGATTTAAATTTACTCAGCGCACTTTTGGAGTTAAAGTCATGCAGCCTTCGGGAAAACTCCAGTTAGTCAGGTGGTGGAATGGTAGACACAGAAAAACTGCAATGAGGTTTCGGCGACCCTCACATTAAACAAAAAAGGCATCAACGCAGGAGTGCGGAAGCGGTACAGGTTCGAATCCTGTCCTGACTACAAAAAAATCGCTGATGTCCTCATACGTTCGACATCGAAGGTGTACAATGCTAGCAACATCGGCAGGTTAAGCGATATCCTGCACCATTAAAATGACTGGCTCATACGGCAACTTAACATTGTCAGAGGGAGTGCGGATGGTTAAGCATCGCGGTACCGGGTGAACTACTGGAGAGATAAGTTCAAAATACAAGAAGATAGGTGGGAGCTTGTATTATTTTTTAGTATATTTATAATCACTCCACCAACATAACGATGTTGGAACCCCATAGTGATACTGTTGCTATGGAATAACCCCCCTGTGTTGAGTAAACATAGGTTTAAAGTACCATTGGGCATACCGTTAGATCTGCTTACTCGTATGGTCTTCTCGTTATTGGGAAGTTGGGAAGATTTATAGGTGTAAACGCGTTACCTCTATAAACACCTATATAACCACTAACACCCCCAGGTAAGCCTATCTGATCAATAGAAACTGCCTGGGTTCTTTAAGGTTTCTTAGCTCAGTAGGTTAGAGCAACTGACTCATAATCAGTAGGTGCTAGGTTCGATCCCTAGAGGAACCACGAATATAGGAGTTCTTTGGCAATTAAATTTTAGAAATTATGGAAATAACATCATTTGTTTTAGGTATGCTTACGATTGTAGCAGTAATTATATTAACAGTTATTGTTGTAGGTATGGTTAAGATTAACAAACTAGAAAAACAAAAACAGAATCTTTATCAACTATGTATTTCGATTGAAGGTGATTTAAGACGCCTTATTGAAGAAACACATCGAGATATTAGTGACGTTGAAAATACAATTGTACAACGCATTGATGAAATCGATAGAGAAACTCATCGAGAAATCGATCAAACAAGATCATACATTGATTCCAGAATTGATAAAGTTGTTGCATCTGGAACATTAAAAAATGGAAAACAACAATTAAACGGATAATTAATTAACCGCTAAAAGCTCCTATATTTTTTAAAGAGGTAGTTGGCTTCCAACTACCTTTTTTGTATATTTATCCTAAAACAGGAAATATGAAAAAAGATGAACTAATAACTATCCTGATAGTACTAGGTACTTTTGTTACTATGGGAATAGTTGCTTTTTTATTGAGTTAAAACAAAACAAATGAAGGTTACATTAATTTCAGATACACATACAAAACACAACTTACTCAATAATGACTTACCAGGTGGTGATTTGTTGATTCATGCTGGTGACTTTATGAATTCAGGTTATCACAAAACCGAAGCTATTGAATTTTTCAATTGGTTTGAAGCAATTGATAATTACGATACAAAAATATTTATTGCAGGAAACCATGACCGTATAATGGAAAATGAACCAGAATGGGCTAAAAAAGTATTACCAATATTTAAAACAATCGATTATCTACAAGATGAATGGATGATAATTGGAGATGGTGATCCACATGATCCAAATACAAAAACTGCTAAAGTATATGGTTCACCTTGGCAACCAGAATTTTACAATTGGGCCTTTAATTTACCTCGCAATGGAGAGGAATTGAAATCAAAATGGAATGCTATTCCAGAAAATACAGACATTTTAATTACACATGGCCCTGCTCAAACATATTTAGACACAGCAGGCGCTCCATACAACACACCTTTACTTGGATGTGAATTACTAAAAGAACATATTGAATTAATTCGCCCAAAAATTCATGTGTGTGGACATATTCATGGTGGTTATGGATACTATTACAATGGTCATACCCATTTTTTCAACGCTTCAGTTTTAAATGAGCGATACAGCTATGCAAATCTACCATTCCATTTTGAATGGGATTCAACAACAAATCAAATAATTTGGCTATGAAACAATTAGTGATGGTTCGTGTTTTAGGACATTCTCCATATAAAAAACCAATTGAAATAGATATTAATAAATTCCAATACAGATATAGGCTTCTCAAAGAAGTTATTGGTACATTAGATGGTATTGATGTAGCAATTTGTATAGATGATTATAAAGAATTCCAAAAACAAAAACTCATCGAAATGATGAGATTAGATGAAGAAGCAGGATTATATAACATAGAAGAACAATGATAACAGGAGAACAACCAAAAGTATTACTTACTCAAGATGTAAACGATGTTTTACATATGAGCCCAGAACTAACTGAAATGCTTGGTATAACTGAAAGTGAATTTAACTGGAAATTGGTTCGTGAACGTGATGGGTTAGTTAATCGTTCCAAAGAGATATTATGGTTAGAATGGAATGAAGATGGTCGTTTTAAAGAAAAACATAACGATATTGCAGTTGGACGTTCACTGATGATGTCTCCATTCAATCATTTCTTTACTTGGCAAACAACAGTAGTTACCGAAGTACTTGAAATCTCAAAAGATCTTTCGTATATTAAATTTAAGACAAAAAACAGTACATATGAATTATTCAAATTATGATAGAGTTTTACATTTGCTAGCAGGCATTGCAATTGGATTTTTATTGTTTGGATGTAAATCTCCAAAACCAAGTTGTGATGCTTACTCATATGTAGAAGACTATAAGTATTGTATTGAGGGAAAGAAAATAGTAGAAGGTGATACAGTTGATGTAATTGCATTTACAGACAATTACTTGACCACTTATGATAGTATTTTCTACTTTAATTCAGATTCATCAATCCAATCCATTTTAAGACCATATACAGTATATGAGAATTAATCACGAAAGTAAAGGTAGACCAGCTGAAAAGAAGCTAGTAACTGTAGTTGTTTACAAAAAACCTACAGGCAAAAAATACTACTTGCTCACCACTGAGTCAGAAATAGATGAGGTACTTAGCAATTCAAAACGTAAACCACTCATTCCAAACAACTATGAAATAGTAGATATGGGGATTGGAGAATCATTTATTAAATCATTTAAAAAACAATACGACATTAAATGAAAACAGCAGTAGAATGGTTAATAGATGAAATAAGAAAACTATCACATAATGAAAATTATCATTTAGGAATGGGTGATATTAGAATTACGCAAGGTATGTTAGATGAGTTGGAAGAACAGGCAAAAAAAATGGAGAAGAAGCAGGATAGAGCTGTTTATAAAAGAGGACAAAGACATAAAAAACCACTCAAAGACTCAAATCCTATAACCAAATATTTAAAACAACAATGAGCTTCTATCAACACAACGACAAATACTACATTATCCATCGTCAAATCCGTATAGCAGATTTTACAGATAAAGATGGAAAAGTCAACTTAGACTTGGTTAAGGAAGGAAGAGATAGTATATTCAAAGTAGACCATGTATTACGAAATGAAACACATTTTTTATTTGCTGAAACAATCCAGGATGCTGAAATCATTGAAGAAATGGTGGAGGAAGCACATAGCGAGTGATTGTCCTGAACATTTAAATGATATATTTTAATATGACTCAATTCAAAATAGACCAAGAAGACTTTAACCGTAAGGCACAACATATTTTAGACACCGTTGTAAAACCACAGGTGGAAAAATATGAGCAAGCTAAGGCAAAAAAAGAATCAATTGTTGACGAGGAAACATTTGAATCTATCTTAAAGAAAACAATGATACCCTCAGAATATTTAGGCAAACAAGAACAATGAAAGAATTACTAGAAAAAATCCAATTGTGGTGGAAATTTGAAGCTAGATACTACCATAGAGACTTCATCACAGGTATTAAAAACCTATGGAATTGGTTTCCTGTTATTTGGAAAGATAGAGATTGGGACCAAACATTTATCTATGAGGTACTAATCCATAAATTGGAAAAACAAGCCAAATATATTGGACAAAGAGATTGGCATACTAGAGCACAACGTGATGCTGAAAAAATGTTGTTATGTGCTCGTTTGGCTCGTATTCAACAAGAAGATTTATACATGTATGAACATTTAGAATATCTAGACCAGGATTTTGAGTTTGTTCCAACTGATGAAACCAAAAAATGGTTTACAATGGAATCAACCATTACACGAGATGATTTAATTGATTATTTATACAAATATAGACGTCAACATAAATTGATTGATAAAACAGGTAAAGACAATCACCAAATTGCAATGGAAATTGCTATCAAAAACCAAGAACGTTCTCGTAAATTGCTATTTAAGATAATGGAAGAGAATATTGAAGGATGGTGGGATTAAAAAATAGATTATGATGGGATTATATGAAATGATAGATGAAGCAATAGCTTTTGAGTTAGGAGTAGATGTTGAAACATATGTTGATGTAATTGAAAACAAATGTACACTAGAAGAAGCAGATGCTATCCTTGACATTGTATGGAAACAAGGTGACATTGAAGAAGCCAAACGATTATTTAACCAAGCACAAAATAAAAATGTTTAATATTAGTTTATACACAACCAACGAAATATGGAGGATTAAAAACGAATCCTTTGAACGTGGAGAAAAACATGGAAGAGAAATGGCAGTTGAGGAATTGAGAAATGCTCAAAGATACAATTGTGTTAATCTAACCCAAGAAGAAAAAGATGAAGTAATGAAATATCTTGTTGACAACAATTTAGAGTTTGGATACAATGTTGAAAGCGGATTCTATATAGTAAAAAAACGAAAATAATAAAACTATGAGATTATTAAAACCATTATTTATTGTACTTTTACTGATATTTACATCAACTGTTCTTGTTTTTATAATAAAACGAGAATCTGAAGAAACATATGTAGTTACCCTTAAAGATAATACTTCATTTGAAGCAAAACGACTAACCTACTATGATTCAGGTATAACAGATATTCGAAAAGCAAATGATGAACGAGTACAAATCCCTACCCAATCAATTAAACAAGTTAAAATTGTAGAAAATAAATGATATCACCACAATCAATTAGAAAAGGAATCATCATCAAATTTGATGGTGTAGTAGTAGACAAAAAAACAGTCATTGACGCAAGTGAAGGATGGAGTCCAAATCACGAAGTGCTCTTTAAAAAACTACTCAAACAAGGAGGACAATTCAAAATCAACGGAGTATTAGTTTCAGTTACCCCTGAAGAAAAAACATTCAATTCCAGAGGTGAAACAGATGGAGGCGCTCCAAAAGTAGACCCATTAGCAAGATTTTAAGTTATGAAAGAAAAAAGTATTATTAAAGTGATGAAAGGCTTGGGAATTACAACAACCTTTCTTATATTAACGAGTCTTTTAGGCGAATACGTCATAAGTCGAGAAGTAAACGGTTATCTCCAACTTGCCGCAATTGGAGTATGGCTTTATGTAAGTTTGCGGTTAGGTAAAATGTTATATAAATTAATTTAAAGTTATGATTTCAGGAATTATTTTTGTAGTAGGTTTAATTGTTGCCGCTCTAACCTTTATTAAGGGGGAAAAAACAGTTACTAAGCAAGATCGTTGGGGTGATGATCGAGAAACAGTAAATACATCACTAATAGTAAAAGTAGGTGGTATTTTAGCACTTTCTATTATCGCATCAATCATTCAACCATTTACACTTGAACGAGTAGATGCAGGTCATGTAGGTATTAAAATTAAATTGACTGGAAACTCACGTGGTGTATCTAACTATGAGTACAAAACAGGTTGGGTACTATACAATAGTTGGACAGAGCAAATGCTAGAATTTCCTACCTATCAACAACATATCGAATACGATGATCAGATGATCATCACCAAAGGAGGATTTTCAGCTACGATTAAACCAAGTTTCAACTATAGCTTGAAAGCAACTGCAATTGGTGATATGTTCTCAAACCTTCGAGTTGATATCAAACAAATTGAACAAGGTTGGTTGAAAAATGCTATTATTGGAGCTGTAAACGACGTATCAAATACATGGGAAGTAGATAGTATCTTTACTCACCGCGCTCAATTTGAAGCAAATATTGTAGCAGAATGTAATATACGCTTAACTAAATGGTTCAATGTAAGTCAATTACGTACCAATATTACCCCACCAGAATCATTACAAGAATCTATCATCAATAAGACGAAAGCCATCCAACAAGCTGAAGCCTCTGAACAACAAGCCATTGCTGCAATTGCAGAAGGTAAACGCAAAGTAGCTGTTGCACGTGCTGACTCTGCTGAAACAATCATCAACGCTCAAGCAGCTGCATTAGCGATTAAAATTAAACAAAATCAATTATCACCATTGTATATTGAATATATTAAAGCACAAGCATGGGATGGTAAATTACCAACCACAGTTGCTGGTAATGGTGGAACGTTTTTGAATATTAAAAACTAGAAAAACATTTTAATTAAGGAATAGGGGGCGCAAGCCCCCTTTCGTATATTCCTAGAAAATTAGGAAATGAAAGCGATCTTAAATAAAAAGAATAAACCTAAACCTGAACCAACATTCATAGTTTTGAATGAACTGGCTCAGGTTTTTTGTGGCTTACAAGGAGGTTACCCAGCATTCAGTGATGACTTTGATTCAGCTAAACATTTAGAAAATGATGAACAAATAAAAATGATTCAAAAAGGGACTTCTTTTAAACTTGAAAAAGAATTTATCTAAGGACAAAGAGATTTAAAAAGGATTTCGTATATTGATTGTATAAAAAAAGAAAATGAAAGGATTTTTTAGAATATTAGAAGGTTTTGTATTATTTGGTTTAGCATTTATATTTTTGAAATGGTTTATCAAAGGATTGTTCGGTAGATACTTTATTGTATTTTGGATTTGGTTGATTGTTGCATTTGTGATATACTTCAATCATCAATCAAAAGTAGAAAATGAATATGATCCCAGATCAGGCGCTGAGATTTGGGAAGCACGTTATGGAAAAGTTAACTAAGGAATAAGAGATTTAAAGTTGAATTCGTATATTTAAGTATAATTGAAAAAAAGAAAAAGAAAAGTTATGAAAATTACACAAAGACCAACAACAGCAAAACGCGGTCGTCCCGCAAAACAAAAAGTAACAACTATGTTTGATCCATCATCAGTAAAACTATTTAGAGGAAACGATTTATCGTTCAATGAGTCGTTGTTTATTCCTTTAAAAACAAATACTGAAGTAGATACAATTCTATCTACTGAAGGTGGATTGATGCCAGGCACATCAATGATGATTGCAGGTGGACCTGGATCAGGTAAATCAACATTAGTAATGGATATGTTATCTAAATTTACAATGCAAGGTTTGAAATGTTTGTTAGTACAAGGAGAAATGGATCAAATTGGACACTACAAGTACTGTCGAAGAATGCCTTCATTTGGTTGTGTTCAAACATTGTTTTTGAAAGATCATATGGATAGTATCAAAGAAACAATTGAACACGTATTTAGTTTAGGATATGATGTAATCGCAGTTGATTCAATCGCAGAGATTTTAGATATGTACAAAGATCAAAACGGAGGTACATCAAAACAAGCCGAATCATGGTTTTTGAAACTACAAGATGAAGTGAAAAAAGGTAAAAACAAACAAAAATACTATACCTCATTCATCAATATTCAACAAATGACTAAATCAGATGAATTTGCTGGATCAAACAGATTGAAACACATGATGGAAGCATTTTGCAAAGTTGAACGTAGTAGAGATGGATTAGAGCGATCAATGCACTTCGAAAAGAATCGTGATTGCGATAAAGATTTTAAAGTATACTTTTCAATCTATCAAGACGGAGTTCATTACTCATACGAAATGGAAAAAGAAGATTAATAAAGGAATAGGAGGAGCAATCCTCCTTTCATATATTCAAATAAATTAAAAAGATAAAATTATGAGAAACAAATTTATTCCAGTCGATAACGACTTAAACAAAGCAATAGCATTTGCTAATACGTTAGATAACAATAATATTCGAAACGTACAACGTATTAAACAAAAGGAATTTTATATTCCAACACTAGATGTAATTACAAAATTACAAGATGAAGGATGGAAAATAAGTGGAGTTGCTGAACAACGAGGTAAAAATAGAAAAATTACAAGCAACTATGTTCAGTTACAACATCCTGATTTTGCTGTACAAAACAGTAAAGGTAAAAATGAAGCATTTACTTCAATTACATTATCAAATAGTTGTAACGGATCAAGACCACTCCAAATGAGTTTAGGTATGTTTCGTCAGGTATGTACAAATGGTTTAGTTAGATTTGATCAACATGCTGAAACCGAAAAAATCAAACATATTGAAGTTAATGCAAGAGATTTAGATCGTTTTGTTGTTTCAATGAATGGTAAAGCAGATAAATTACTAACTGAAGTAAATGAAATGAAACATAAAGGATTATCAATTGAAGATATGCGTAAGTTAGCTCGTGAAGCTGCTAGTTTGAGATATACTAATTTAGATGAAATTAATATCGATGATTTATTTGCAGTTAATAGAGTTGAAGATGAAAGTAATGATTTATGGACTGTATTCAACCGTATTCAAGAAAACCTAACTCATGATGTTAAAAATATGAATGAAGATATTAGATTGAATCAACAACTGTTTTCATTAGTAGAAAATTTTGCTTAAGGAATAACCCTCGAAAGAGGGTTTTCGTATATTGAGTGTATAAAAAGAGAGAAAATGGAAGAATTTGAAGATGAATTACCTGATGAAGCATATGAGTTATTAGCAAAATTACTCCCCATCCACCCAGCAATTGCAAATAGTAGTTTAAATGGAAAAAATAAATGTTACTTGCAATACGCCTTAGAGGTAGAATTTGATAACGACATTGAAAAACTATTAGAGGACATTCAAAACTTTGCTGTTGAATCAGAAGAATATGAAATAGCAGCAATAATTAGAGACGCATTAAATAAAGAAAAATAATATGGCTAAAAAAGAAAAACACACAATTGAAGTAAAATATTTGGATTTGAAAACTCGTTTCAAAGCAGGTACTATAAGTATAGAAGAGGTAGATCAAATCACCTGTGAGTTAATTGCTGAATTGGCTGTATTAACAGTAAAAGGTTATACTGAAATCAATGGCACATCAATCGACTTGATGAAAGATAGAGTTTGGTGGATTGTAGAAAAAGCTGGACTACTTCCAGAATATAGAGACGATGAAGACTTTATTGATGAGGAAATTGATGAAGAAGAAGATGATTACTATAACGATGATGAGTTTGAGTATGCAATCGAAATAGATGATAGTAAATTTTACAAATAAAATAAAGTTATGAGCCACGATCACAAAACATGGGAAGAATTTAATAAGTTAGATGTCCCACAAGCAATGATGGCAGCACTATATACATCAATTGAATCTAAACTAAAACCAAGGGGTTCTAATTTTACCCCACCTAAAAAGAAACGTAAAAAGAAAAATAAGTAAAATTTGGATTCTTGAAAGATATTTCGTATATTGAAGTATAAGAAAAGAAAGAAAAATTAAAAAAAAGAACAATGAAAACAGCAGTAGAATGGTTGCTAGAGCAATTAGATGTAGAAACAGTTTTAACACGCCGTCAACTTAGTGATGTAATTAATCAAGCCAAAGTAATCGAGAAAAATCAAAGAAGAAAAGATTTTGTTAATGGCTATAAAGCAAGAGCAGAATTAAGCGGTTTAATATTTGATGAAGCATCTGAATTAACTGCTAAAGAACTATTTAAACAACAAGAACAATGACACAAACAAAAAGAAAAATGAAAACAGAAAAAGAATTAACAGCTGTAGAATGGCTTGAAAAAATTTCTAATGGAGGATTAGTAACAAAAAGTCACTTTAATGAGTTGCTTCAACAAGCCAAAGAAATGGAGAAAGAGCAGAAGATTGAATTTGCTAAACTTCACGTGCAAAAAGCATTGAAAGCAGTTGAAAATGAAATGATTCTTTCAGCTTCAGCAGTCAAGCATTGGTATTTACCCGAAACTATTAATTAACCTTTAAACAACAAGAACAATGAAAAATGGAGAACAACCAATAGTAGACAACCAATTTGAAGATAACAAAGGTCTAACCAAACGTGAGTATTTTGCAGGGTTGGCAATGATTGGATTACACTCTTTAAAAGATGCCATTTGTTTAACGCAAGAAGATATTGCAGAGCTATCAGTGAAACAAGCCGATGCTGTACTTGCAGAACTTGAAAAAACTAAACAACAAGAACAATAAGTTCCAATATGTATAACCGTAGAGTTACGGCTACCATATAAAATATTTAAACAAAACCTCAATGGAAAGTAGAGCCCGTAACCTCGAAATCCGTTGAGGTTCTTTTTTCAAATGAAAAAATGTACAAAAATATATCTTGTAACAAATTGTTATGGTGATCCTAATAAAGTTTATATTGGAAAAACTACAGGATCTAGAAGATCCAAACATACCCAAACTTATGGAAAATATATAATATACACTTATATAGATGAAATAGATAGTTTGTTTAGAAAAGATTGGGAACCTCTAGAAACATATTGGATTGAACAATTCAGACAATGGGGATTTGAAATAGTTAATTTAAGAAAAAAGGGTGGAGGTGGACCTGAATTTAGAGATGAAGCGTTTAAGGAGAAAATGAGAAAACCCCATACAGAAGAACATAAACAAAGTTTACGTAAACCAAAATGTTATATGCCTTTAAAAGGTCCAAGATCTCTAGAAACAAAACAAAAAATTGGATTAGCTAATTCAAAACCCAAACCTAAAGGGTTTGGTGAAAACCACAGGATAAAAATGACAGGAAAAATCTCCCCTAAAAAAGGAACAGGCCAACCAGTCATTCAAATGGATGTAAATAATAATCCTCTTAAAGAATGGGAAAATGTAACAATCGCCTCAAATTATTTCAATAAAAAACCAAACCAGATATATGATTGCTGCTCAGGAAGAGCAAAAACAGCTTATGGTTTCAAATGGAAATTTAAAGAAAATTTGGAGATTTGAGAGAAATTTCGTATATTAAAGTATAAATAAAGAAAGAAAAATTAAAAAAAGAAAGTTATGTTAGATATCAAGCAAACAGAATTTATGAGTGTTGAACAGATGAAAAAACAAACCCCATCAATCTTCACTAAAACAGCCGCCCCAACAGTTTCAGACAAGTTTACACATATCCCAACGTTTAAAGTAATAGAGGATATGTCTCAACTGGGGTGGAATGTTGTTGATTGTAAAGAAGTTAAAGCCCGCAAAGAGGGAACAAAAGGATTCCAAAAACACCTAGTTGTATTCCGCAATCCAGATGTAGTAATCAATGGTGCCGATGGCGACACAGTATTTCCACAAATCCTATTAACAAATTCAAATGATGGTAAAAATGCATTTACGTTTACAGCAGGCCTATTCCGTATGGTATGTGAGAATGGTTTGGTTATTTCAACTGAGCAATTCAATGATGTAAAAATGCGTCACATGGGCTATACATTTGAGGAATTGCAAGCTCAAATTCGTGAAATGGTTGAACAGTTGCCTTTGACAGTTGAGTCAATGAACAAAATGAAACAAATCCAATTGAACGAAGAGCAAGCTCAAGCGTTAGCTAAAAAAGCATTGACAACTCGTTTCACAGAAGAACAAGTTGAAAATATTCAAATCGATTTGGATCAATTGCTTAAACCAACACGTGATGAAGATAAAGGTACTGATTTATGGACTGTATTCAACGTGATCCAAGAAAAAATATTAAATGGTGATTTCAATTATATTTCAGGTGTTAAACAACGTAAAGCACGTAAAGTGAAAAACTTTAAACAAGATATGGAAATCAACCAAAAATTATTTGCAATGGCAGCTGAATTTGTAGCTGCCTAAGCAAAATATAGTCAGGTGGCGGAATGGTAGACGCTGTCGTATATAAGCTAAGGATAGATGAGCGACTTTAAAGCCTTAGCATACAGGTTCGAATCCTGTCCTGACTACACTGCTCTTCATAACAGTAGTTTTCTTTTTTACCCCGTCTCACAGAAATGTGGGACGGGTTTTTTAAAGTAAATTTGGGGAAGTAAAAAAGATTTCGTATATTGAAGGTAAGAAAAGAAAGAAAAAGTAACATTTAAACAACAAGAACAATGACAGAATTTAAGCAGTACAGAAGAAAAAGTATATCTGAAATGAGACCTTATGTTGAGGGTGAAATTTTAGATAAAAAGGTGTCAATATCACAAGCTGATAAAGACAATGGCAGTCCTAAAGTAGGTGATATGATTGCAAGGAATCCAAAGAACCACGAGGACCAATGGCTTGTAGCCAAGCAATACTTTGAGGATAATTTAGAAGAAATTTAAACAACAAGAACAATGAAAAAACTATTATTACTTTTATTACTACCTAACTTAATGTGGGCCCAGTACAGACCGATGTCAATTTATTACACAGTACCAGTTGGTGACACCTGTACAATTCATACAGTTCCTGCAAATTGCTACAACGATTCTATGACAATGGAAGGATATATCCAAGGAGGTCAACGACCAATTTACTACACTTGGAAATTAGTGAATAACAATACGGTTATCCAAGACTCGACATTATGTACGATTGTTCCTGGTCACGATTATTTAACTGATTGGTTGGACTTCTTAGATGTTAGTTTAAACATACCTCAACCTAAGTTAGGTAATGCAAACTATACTTATAGATTAACCGTGATTGATAGTTATGTTGAATCGGCAAACGATAAACACGACACACTTATTGTTGATTTTAAATATAAGTTTCCCAATCAAATTACGCTTCCTACACCTGCTGCTAATGTACCTCAGTGCGATACTTGTACAGGTCAATTCCTTTGGATAACACCACAACAAGGTACACCTCCATATAATATCCTTTTAATTGGGGAAGATAATTTAGGTAACCACGTTGAATACTATGGTGAACATTGTCAATCATTAAATATTACTCAGTTAGCCGAACTACACGCAGGGTGTTATGATATTTATGTAGAGGATGTAATGGGATGTGTGGAATCATTTGATTATTGTTATACCATAACAGGTATTGATGAGTTGGTACTTGAAAAGAAATTGGTTGGTATAACCGATCTAATGGGTAGAGAATGTTTACCTGAGAGTAATAAAGTATTAATTTATTATTATAGTGATGGTACTAGAGTAAAAACCTTTAAACAACAAGAACAATAATAAATTATAGTGTCAGTGGATGGAGTAGATAACCAACACCTCCCCGATTGCATAGTCGTAAGTAGCTTAATACAAAAGTGCTGACACTTTATTTTTTTAAACAACAAGAACAATGAGCAATAACAACAATTCATCAAGCGGTTTAGGTTTAGGTGTGATCCTATTCTTGATATTCATGACTTTAAAATTAACAGGATACATTACTTGGTCATGGTGGTATGTAACACTTCCATTATGGGGTCCTCTTTTACTAGTACTTGTAGTAATGGGAATAGTAGCATTAGTAGCATACAACAAATACAAACGATGAGAAAACCCCTACCAGTAGTAGAAGCATTTGGACGAAACAAGATTACTCCACGTTACGATAAAATGTGGGATATGAAGAAAATGGTTGGTCGCACATTGCGATGCAATATGTTTCCAACATTTCTAGGTAGATTGCTTTATACACACAATGAACGTTGCTATTTTGTTATGGTTGAAAACCCTAACTTTACGAAGTATAATCATTGTGCAGGTCAAGTAGAGTGGTTAAATGAATATACTGTAGCAACAATGGATTTTGAAGACGATGGGGAAGTATCTTAAACAAAGCTTTGTAAGACGATTAGAAATGGAATACCATATGCTAGGCGAAATAACCCATTCCAGAATGGTTGAATTGATTGAAGAAGAAGTTATTAAAAACTATACAAAAGAAAATGGCGAAGAGATTAACACGGGAACAAAAAATAGAACAAGCAATAATTGATCTGATCAATAAAATGTTTGAAATAGCAGGTCATCAAGTCACATTTGATGATATCAAAGATCGCCAAGACAATTGGTTTCAGCAATACACAATGACTGAAGCACAACATGATGAATGGATGGAATGGGGTAGAAAATATCTCATGAAATCCCTTAGAATAAGATATGCAACCGCTGTAAAAGAAATGATGTGGGGTTCGTTGCAATGGGGATTAAAAATAGATTTTGAAACAAAGGAATAGAGATCGTTAGGTAGATTTCGTATATTCCAATAAATTAAAGAAAATGAGTATAGTTCGATTTATAGCAGATTTACATTTAGGGCATGAAAACATGGCTAAACACCGTGGTTTCTCTACTGTAGAGGAACACGATGAGCATATCATTGCTAAATGGAATAGTGTTGTAAATAAACGAGACGTTACTTATATTTTAGGTGATGTGACTATGGAGAAATCCGCTCCATACCCATTACTTGATCTTTTAAATGGCATAAAACATATCGTATTAGGAAACCATGATCGCCGTCAAGACACTAAAAAATTACTCCAGTACGCTGAAAGTGTAGCAGGAATGATCCAATACAAAGGTATTATGTTGACGCACTGTCCAATCCATCCAATGGAACTTGAATATCGTTTCAACAAAAACATTCACGGACATATTCACGATAAAGTAGTAATGCTAGATGCACCGTTAGCTCCATTTGAAATACCAGATGAACGTTATTTTTGTGTTTCGTGTGAGCAAGTAGATTATACTCCAAAATCACTTAAGGACTTAGGGATTGAAAGATAGATTCGTATATTGAAATTATGAAAAAAAATATATTAACTCCATTTATTGAACGATTGAAAAAAATCGGGATTGAAGTAGAATTAGTAGGAAACTACCCATGGATATACATTGATAAAATCAATGGCAAACGAGTAACAGAACGATTTGAAGGTAATCATGGGTTTACAATTGCGTTTTTACCTGTTCGAAACGATCAAGAAATGGAGTTTACTGATATTTCTGAGATATTTAAGTTAATTAGAAAATATGTTAAAGAGGACAAACCTTCTTAAAACAGTTTTCGTATATTAAAATATAAATAAAGGTTATGAAAGAAAAAGCATTTGAAACAATAGTAGATAAAGAATATGGTAGGGATGGATTCCAAATGACATTCGCCAATGGCTGTACCATTAGTATTATATTTGGAAAATACACTTATAGCGATAATGGAGAAACAACAGCAGAAGTTGCTGCTTGGCATTCAAATGGAAATTGGATGTATCATCAAGAAGGTGATTGGATTGAAATTCGAAACAGTTCAGATGTAATGCCTCGCAGAACAGCAGATGAAGTTGCAAAACTAATTTATACATTAAGTCAGTATAAGTAAAGGAATAAAAGATATAAAATAGATTTCGTATATTGAGGATATAAAAAAGAAAGTTATGGAAGGAAAACAGTTAGATTTATTTGAAGGTGTGTTATTAACAGCCGATCAACAAGAAAAAGTTAATACATATATTGAAAATTGCAAGAAAAATTCAGAGTTTATTCAAAAACAACACCTCAACGTTGTAGGATTGTTGCTTATAAATGGTTTTTGTAAAGATGTTCACTTTGAAGAAAGTTGTAAAACAACTGTTGAAACACGTACTGTAAGATTAGGTTATACCTATAACAATACAGATTTTGAAACAGAAGTTACTGCTGAATATAGCCAATCAGATATTCGATTGCTAGGAAAAAGTTTTGATTCATATAAAGGTGAACTTAAATCATCTAAGTTCTATTTTGATGTTGAACGTGATAAAATTCGATGCGGTTCAATTACAGAGCAATATCGTTACGTTAAACCAAGAACATTGCTTGAAAAACTCAAACAACACAATGAAAATGCTGTGTATCGATTTGAGGAACATCAAAAGCAAACTAACCTAGAAAAAAGCGTTATTGAAAAATATACAAAACTATATCCAAATGCTACAGTAATAGCTAAAGATGATTGGAGCAAATATAGTGGTTCATATCGAGTAGTAGAAGTTAAATTTGAATCAGGTAGCTATATTCAGTTTAAGTTAGATATTTACAACCTCAAAGAATATGAATATAAGAAATATGATGCTGAATTTGAAAAACTTACAACAGAGGAATTGTTAGATAGATTCTCAAAACAGTAAAAAAGGAAGCCCTCAATTAAGAGGGCTTTCGTATATTTCAAGTAAGAAAAAAGGTTATGAAAGAAACATTAGTAGAAAAATTAGTTAAACATTACAGAACAAGTGGTTGTGATAGATATGGCCAATTAAACACCATATCAGCAAGGCAAATAGCTGAAACTGATGAGGAAATGAAAGTATTAAACGAAATTGTTGCTATTAAATTAGTAGGT